ATGGACTTTGCGCGACTGTGCAGGTGCTCACGCGGGCACTCAACAACGGGCTCCCATAAAAGGTGTGATGTGATCACATGAGCTCGAGTGCGGAGGCTGCTGCCTCTGCCCCGCTCAAGGATCCGGTGCCACCAAGCGCGTACCCGCCAGCGCCGAGGTCGCGGATGACGGATAAGGCGGCACGACCGACATACGATGCACCCTGTGCGATCTTCGGCCCAGCCAGAGCAACCAAACCACCCTCGGTGGCGGTGGTAAGATTGGCGGCGTGTTCCTCCACGTGGTCGACCACACGATTGTAAGTCGCAGCGTCCACGGTGGGGATGGGCTTCATATGATAGCCAGGGACCGACTCAATGGGCCATCGCGTGTAACAGGATGCACGGATGGTCACTCGGTAGGTGTTTTCGACAGGTGGTGGGTCGAATACCCATGCAATGATGGACATACACCGCGGCAAGGGTCCTAACAACTGCCCATTGTTTGTCACGTTCGTTGCGACGCGTCGCAAAAACGTGATAGCAGTCTCGTTACCTTCATGCGTCTCGAACTGATTGTACAAGGGCATGTCGGTGACGTATGACGTGAGCTTGTTTGGATGGCCGGGTGTGCCGAGCAACTGATCACCTGATGTCACCTTGCGGTAAGGGCTGTCACGAATGGCGTCGATGAGGTAACCGAGATCTAAATTGTTCCCGATTGGTGGCAGGCGTTGCGCAGAATTGATGTAGGTAACAGCGCCACCGCGGTTGATGGCATTCGTAGTATTTACCACGGCACAAGTAAGACGCATAGCTCGAGAGGCGGTGCAACCGCCACCTTGAGCCGCGAACGTGAGCGTAGGTAAGTCATACATCTTGGCTGAACCAGTAACAAAAACACCATTGGTGTCCAACAACGCTGACCATCCAACCGTGGATGTGCCGGGAGATTGCAGCGCTAGCACAACACCGATGTGGTTGGCTGGCACAGCAAAGTTGTGCGATGCCAACGCGGTGTGTGGCAACGCTTTACCAGCAGAGACGGTAGTTGGGACGGGAAGCGGACAAGTAGGATCCATGAAATTCACGCACGTGGCGGGCTTATTCTTTGGACCTGGTGATATGCGTGGCGGCCGTTTCGGACCCGGTGCCCGAGCGGGCGGGACCCGCGGTGGCCGGGACGCCTTCTGTCGTTCCTGTCGTTCGTACATGCGCCGGAGAGCAGCCTTCTGCTTGGGTGGCGCTCGCGCCACTGCCGCTAGCTGACGGTCTGTCAACACCATGTGGGCGTTGGGAGTGCGCGTTCACTGAACAGTGCGGGTGTGCCGGAGGCACGAAAGTCACCGTGTAACGCTCAGGCGGGTGCCTGTGTCCTGGGCCCGGCTTTCTTCACAGTGCCGGGCCAGGGCCCATGACTTTACGGATTTGCTTGCTTGTCAACCGAGGCTGTCATGGGGTGCCACGCTGTTAACGCGGCGCGACGGCCGAAGCCGAAGGCAACCCATGCGGAGGGCTGCTGCCGTGCCCCGGAGGGCCCTCTCTCTATGGGGCGTAAGAGAGGTTAGAAATCCTCCGCCCCCGGGCGGGGGGGCGAAGGAGTTCTGTCACCACCGTTCGGATCTCGGTGGCCGCTGATTCCCGCTCGCTCTGCCAGCATGTTGCTGCCAATTGGAGATACGGTCCTCTCCAGCAACTGCTCGTTCAAGAACCCCGGTGGAATCGAGGTCGATGAACTGGCGCGGCCGGGTGTCACACTTACCTGCTCAAGTGGGGGTGGACACGGCGGTGGTGCTTTGAAAGTTGCCACCTGCCGACCTTCACTAACGCGGGACACCTGTTGTTCAATCGGTGGACCCGGAGGCGGATTAGGCACCAGCGTCATAGCCAGCGGCGCCGTCTGGGGAGGACTGTGCACAGCAGAGGCTGGTACAGACACCTTGGGCTTCCACGTCTTAGTAGGAGGTTTCGCGGCCGCACCGCGTTGCTCTTCTTCGACGGGTGAATTCATCACAGGATGCGGACGAATCGCGTTTCCTGTCCCAAGCTGCCCTTTCCGGCCTTTGCTTCTCCCTTTTGACTCAGCACCACTGGCATGCGACTTACCGGCGTTCTGGCTCACGGCATGGGGGCTCAATCCGCTACCGTTATTGCCAGCCTTCCCCTTCGCTTCACTCTTCCGTCCAACAGGGGTTCCGTGGCCATTGACTGGTCTACTCCCAGAAGGCTGCCTGAAATCCTCCTGGTTGCGGCTCGTGTCAGCACCCGCAGTCGACGTTCGCGCACTCTTGTGGTTGGAGCAATGCTCATTCGGACAAGCGCCGAGACGTTGTGCGTGCTCGAATAGCTTGTTGTGTGGATGTGAATGAGTGTACTCGTCGCCACACACAGGACAAATGTGTGAATGCGTGTAGTCTTCGGACTGGGATGGACCCGTCGCGTTCGGTTCAGCTCCGACCGCTTTGACTTCGAATGGCGGGCGCACTCGTGCGCTAAAACCCGGTGCAGGGCGGAGTGCTCGCGCAGCTTGTTGTTCAAGGGCCACAGGAATAAATTCTCCATCGACAATGGCCTCCTTCACGCAGTTTGCAATCTTGTTGGGAGCATGCTGGTCCATAATCTCGGCAGCGCATCGGAACTTGAAGTCCGTCAGTTGGTCCGCGGTGAGCACAGACGCTGATCGCGTTTTCTGCACGTCAATAGAATACTGTTTGCACAGCAACTTGCCGCAGAAGTGTTCCCTGACGAACTTGAGATCGGAAGGATCAGCAGTTAGCCCTCCTTCCTCCTCTAGCTCTCGAATTGCACCGGCCTCGAAAGACTCTCCTTCTTCCAGTTTGCCACCGGGGAAGGTAAGCATGCCCACACGAGGTTTGCCCTGCGGTTCATATCCACACAGAACGCGGCTGTTTGTGTGGACGATGACTGAGGCTGCCCTTTGTGGCTGCTGCGTAGCTGTTCGCCCTGCACCATCAGACGTGCTGACCTCACGTCCTCCGGGCCGCGTCCCACCACTCATATCGGGGGGGACACCCTCCCCCTTTACAAGCTGACGCTTCAGCTGCTCTTGATACCCTTGCTTAAAACCAAGAGCGGCCGCGACATTCGCACCAATTGGAAAGTTTTGGAGCAAAATGTCAGGGTTGGCACAAAGATCGTCAGTGAGCTCGAGTACTGACCACGCGATGTCAGACTCGTACCACTCGGCCTTCAGTGCCCGTATCTGCGAGGCAGACAGACTTGGCATCGATTTGAAGTTCGTGGCCTTCACCATGACGTAACCACTCACGTCACAGGTGGCGTTTGTACGAACATTCTCGAGGCATTCAGATAGGCGTAGGTCGCCGTCGGTTTTCCCAAGGCGCTTCTGATCGTCATCGTACACTGTGCCAAGATCACCAGACTTACTGTAACAGTATTCGAACATGGCACGGTTTAAATGGCGACACACCATTGTATGCCGAAGCGCAAAAGAACGCTGCCACAAATCGGTGGCAATCTCAGCGTACTCTTTGGGAGTCGGAGTATAGGTTAACCGACCTTCCGCGAAGTGCGTACCAGGGGCAACTCTGATCTTATGAGCGATAAGCCGCTGCGCGTTGCGAGCGACCTTCGGTACAAAGAATTGTTTGTCCTCGGCAGTGATACACATCATGGAAAGGCACTCCATATCTGTGCCCTCGTCCCACGCGCTGCACGGCTCGACGAGTTTGTAGTAGGCCTCATACGAAAGTATGAATTCCTCCTCGCTTGCGTACATAGCGTGTGGGATGGCAAGAGTGCAATCGTCACCATCTCCGATGTTGTTGTCATACCGCTCGTCGTCAGGGAAATGGTTTTCCGTGGCGTGCTGTTCGGTGGTGCCGTGCGCCCGTTCATCGGTCGAAATGTTCTGAGCCTCGGCTGGGCAGCGGAACATTCGAATAATCCGATCTTCTCCCTCTTCATCTCCGTAGACACGAAGCAACTCGGCAGCCCAGACAATGAGCATCAAAATCCGGTTGCCAATTGAGGTGCCTCGTTCACCAGAGAACAAGATGGAGTCTTCAGCAGCGAGTTGTACTTCAATGTATTTCAATATCCATCGAAGAGCTCGCTTCTTTGTGGCACACTGCGAAACATAGTCTTGTTGCAGTTCGGCATCCAACAGTTCCTGCAGGACGTCAACGATGGAAGTCAACACACGCCGCACTCGCGTACGGTCGTTCTTCGTCCATGAAGAATCCATCGCAGACATGTCAATTGACAAGATTTTAAGCCCAAGCCGTTTAGCACGGCGCGAGAATGACGCGAAACGAGAATTCACACCATCCTGCGTCATGCCCTTGACCACAAGCTGAGGCATATACTTCTTGAACAATTGCTCAACGCTGCAGAGCGATGCAGCATCCTTCGCACAACACAACATGCCCATTGATCCAACAAGCCGTGGTAGCTTGTTGATAGGCAAGGCGAGTTCACAGGTCTTCACGAAACCTGAAAGGAAGGGCTGCACTACGGTACGACCAACCTCCACCAATCGCTGATACCAAACCTCTCGCTGGCTGCCCCATTTCTGTGGCAGTGAGAAGGCAAGGATAGAGATGTAGTGGGCCTTGGCGAGCCTTTTCACGAAGTTGCAGATGATATCGGTGGCACGGTCAAGTCTTGCTTCTGCAGCGGGCGCGATCTCGCGAGCGAGATACTCACCAGTCACAGTAGACTTAAGCTGCCGCAGGTGGCGTGATACACCCGCGATTTCATCCTCCATACTGCCCTCAAACCCTTCAGTGATGTCACAGAATTCGGGGCCGGTTACTACTCCGCTATAACGCTCTTTGAGTCCGTCCTGTCCCGGCAGAACTCTGTCCTGACCACGCTGCACGTCGTCAAACAGCTTGGCATAGGACTTCTTGATAACACGAACGGACCGTCGCCAAACATTCGGTGGCGCGGTGTTGTTGCGTGTCTTCAGCAAACGCTTCTCGGCACCGAGATCGCCAAGGGACTCGCGCGAATTCTCCTGGATTGGCTCGGTGTCAGCGTCGCTGAGCGTGGTCTGCACTACGCGTACGCGGTTGTCCGCCCAACCGGACGCGATGAGTAGGCAGACGGCAAGGTACTTGTCGCGCAAGTTTGTGGGCATGTTCGTATGGGCCATCTTCACGTGGTTTTCGACGTGGGTGATGATGGGGGTTGCTGCGACCTTTTCTGAGGTGGTCTCCTGCTTGGCTCGCGTCTTCTGGCCGCGTGCGATAGAGAACGCCTGGGTTTCAATCCTCAGCCGCACAGCCCAGATAGTCCGGCGCCGCGTAAGCCAATTAGCAAGAAACCACACACAGATGAAGATCAGCACTGACTCCCAAAACAAAAGTTGTCGGAGCAGCGGCACAGCAGCCCAGAACGCCTGGCACGCGTAATCAACAACGAGCGCAAAACGAGGATAGCGCCAATTGCTGTACGCAGGGCAAAACCACGGGTGGTGATGCACGGCACAGACATTCTCCTGCAAGAAGCTGATCCAGCGATGGTCCCACTCAACGCTGACGAGGAAAAACGGCAAGAAAGCATACAATGTGCCGCAGATGAACAACGGCAGCAATGCAAGCAGTATGATCGCAACGGCGCTCATGCATTCAGAGGCGTAGGTTGTCCATGACAATAACACCCACACCCATTGCCAAAACACATCAACCCATGTCGGTTTGTAATTGACATGGTAGAAGAGAACGGCAGGCACAAGAGCGATTGCGAACACGAGAATATGCCGGATCCAGTCATACCAAGAGGCCTTGCCTCGTTGAATGGCGCGATACGCTTGATCAGGGAAGAATAGGGCGACTTGTGTGTCGGACATAGTGACCTCGACATCAGTGGTCCCAGACTTCACCGCCTTCTTCGGAATCTCGTACCCAAGATGGGCACCCAAAGCGGCGGCCTCGTGAACATACTCATCAAAATCACGCACTGCTTTCCGTACCGCCACGGTAGTGGTAGGCATGAAAAGCGGAGCTTTGCGACGATGCAAGCTCGGCGTTACAAGGTGGTGCACATCATTGCCTGTCGCCATAACCATTGTGTGCAAGAAACTTATGCACGGCCTACAGCAAAGATGCGCGGAGGGAAGTGGTGCTGTGAACACAGCGAGAGTTTTCCGACCCAGGCTCAAGGCGACGCTTG